GTCTCGCAAGAGACCTTTAACACCTGAGGTGTACTATGGCAACGTTTGCCAATTTCAACATCAACGACGGACAGGCCACGCCTGTTGCACATACCTTCGCCATCGCATCGCGCAATGCCAATCTCTATGAGTGGCACGATCGCAGCGGCGGCACCATCAGCAGCTATAAGAAGCTGTCGTTGGGCGTTCGACAGAACGCAAATGGTGTGTACAAAGTGACCATTAAGGTCATGGATCCGAAGATGGCCGTAACAGCGCCTTCCTCCGGCACGGGCGTCCAGCCCAACCCGGTCGCAGCGTACAAGACTCTCGCGAACGTACAGTTCGATCTTCCGGATGCAACCGATCGCATTGCGCGAAAGGATGTCCTCCTGTATCTGATTGGCGCTCTTTCGAACGCCCAGTTCCAGGATACGATCATCGATCTGGCTCAGCCTACCTAACAAGGTTGGCTTGGCTCTCCTCTGTCAAACAAGGAAATACGTTTATGAATAGCTCAAAGCGTTCATTCAAGGCTCGTAAAGAGACCTTGTCGCAGGTAGTACGTTCTGTGTGTGCAGCCGTTAACACTCCACGTTCGCTCGCTGTTTGGCTTATCTTCTCCGAAGGTAGCCACAATGACTTGTTAACGTTAGAGATTAATCCGCTGCACTACAGTTCTGCGCACGATTTTGGCGATGACTATCTTGTTACTAAGATGTTATCGAAGTATCCTAAGCTTCGGCTAACAGATATTGATCCAAAAGAAGCCGCCGTTCGCACTTTTAAAGAGTGCGAGGCCCGTTGTCGCGAAACAAACTTCAGACTGCGCCTCGATCCCAATAGGGCGTACTCGATCATCCTCGATCGGGCACGTAAAATTATCGAGACTACGCTTCCTGATTTGTCTAGCGACACAGACCGTTCCCGAACCTTCACCTCTATCGTTGAATCGGTAGGGTGGGGGCCAGGGGTTACATCTTCGGTTAAGGGCGACCATGTGTCCGTGTACAATAAAATCCAGGGAAACCTGGACGCTACTGCGGATCTCGCAGCATGCGGTTTCACATCGATTGTGGAATCCATACCATCGTGGGCGGCTTTTCACCGCTCAGCTAATCCAGAGTCCAATGAATCGGATAATGTGAAGGCTACTATTGTACGTGGTAATGCTGTAACGTTTGTGCCCAAAAATGCCAAAACTGATCGACCTATAGCGGTTGAACCTCACCTCAATGCATTGCTGCAGAAGGGGATTGGCTCTCAACTACGGTCGTCTCTCAGGAAATTAGGTATCAACCTTAACTCCCAAAAGAGGAATCAGGATCTTGCTCGCATCGGTTCGAAATTCGGAACGTTAGCGACTATTGACCTGAAGTCAGCATCTGACACGGTTGCACAGAGTATCGTTGAACGGTTATTGCCTCCTATTTGGATGCGATTGCTGAACTGCGCTCGCTCTCCGGCCTATAAGTTAGATGGGGAATGGAAAAGCTACTATAAGCATAGTAGCATGGGTAACGGCTATACGTTCGAGCTTGAAACGCTCTTATTTACGGCCATTTCACTATCCACCTGCCAGACACTGGGCCTCGACACGACTGACGTTAGCGTTTATGGGGATGACATCATTGTCCCCACTGGCGCATATCAGTTATTAACCGAGGTTTTAGATTATGCAGGTTTCCAAACCAACAGCGAAAAATCCTTCCATGACGGTCCCTTCCGGGAAAGTTGTGGAAAAGATTATTTCCTTGGCAGCAACGTCCGACCCTTCTTCGTCCGTGAAGAACTCGACAGTCTTGAGAGCGTTTTCCGATTG